AGCACCAGCAATCATAACGAGAATCGGAAACTACGACGATTTCGACGTGTCAGTATCAGGTTATAATATAAAAGTTTCAAAAAGAACATCTGGAACGTTTGATTTTTCTGTGATACTAATCAATGAAAGTGCAGACTCGGTTGCGAATACGCCACTATCTAAAGATTAAATTAACACAACAAAGCCCCTTAACGGGGCTTTTCTTATTTATTACCTAACCTCGCTATTAAAGAGGTCAAAATCAGCCTTACGTATTACTTGGCCTATTACGTATTTATCACGGTTTATGCTAGATGTGGTTATTGACTCCTGTTTACTTTTGCACACTTTGCATTCTATCTTCCTCCAAGAAAAGCCCATACCACCACCGACCCCCTTGTATATCCAAACGTGCGAACATTGCTTTCGTTCGAATCGCTTGTAAATGGCGTAACAAAGAAAAAGCACTACCATCACCACAGATAATAATCCAACTATATTCATTTCCTTAAATCCTTATTGGCGCTACTTCTTTGTTTCATTATGCCTAGTCAATAGGTAGCTACCAAAGAAGAATGTAATTATCGCGCCAGTGCCGCCAAGCATTATCGCGCTTGATGCTAGCTTGAAGTAAAATTCTGCTAGAGCCATATCCCAAGGTGCGGCTATCGCACACATTAAGATAATCGCTAGTTGTGTTTTAATCCAAAGTTGAGCTATCTCGCGCCTAGCCTTTGACCGCTCAGAGTTTTCACCCATAGACGCGATGGCATAAGCCACAACGCCGACACGCAAGCGCTCGTGGGTTTCCGCTTTTTCCTCATCGGTATACTGCTGCCCACCAATCCAATCGCCTACCTTGGCAAGTAGTCCACTATCTTTATCTAAAATATTATCCACGGCTTTATCGCCCCAGCTAAACGGGTTATACCAGCTCATAATTAATCCTTAATCCATTTGTTAATGAATTTATTGTCTTCATTGTGAATCTTAGCCTTATTGAATACCTCATCGGGGCTAAGCAAGAATGACTCCTTTGATTCTAAATCTTTGAATTCGTAGAATATCCAAATTGAATCGAACATAGTTTGCGGCACCCACCATCGGTCTATTACATTGGCGGGGCTTTTAATTTCTCTAGGGTGAGGGTTGCCATTGACGCCGTAATCGTACAGGCTGAGTTTTATTAATATCATGTTTTTTGTCTTCATAGCCCTATCACCAATTCAAATTCATCTGGCAGGATTGCCATTAATCGTTTAAGCGTTTTGACGCTATTTGTAACTTCAAGCTTACCATCGCCGTCAAGGTCATGAAATCCATCACCGATAAGCGGGCAACCTTTTGTGTCACGCAGAAAATTACCAGAGTGCATTCTAAGTAGAGTTCGACCATATACATCTAGAATTTCGATACACCAACCATGGGCGGGACTGTTAATCTTTCGACATAGATAAATGCCACCTGAAATGCAGCTCTTATCGACTCGATTATTTAGCCACGGCAATTCCAATACGCAGCAATTAAATATATCACCCCAAGATAAAACGCCAAGTGTTCGATCTTTAAGGTAAAGCCGCTTAATTATCATTCTGTACTGTTCGTTAAGTTTCATGATTTACCCTCCAATGTAAAACCACCACCATCAACAACCCTGCTACAGTTAACGGCAACTCCAGAGACGACCGTTTTAACATTCTTTCTAGTTCCGTTTTTCATCATCCTAGTCATATCGTAAGGAACGAAAATAGCATAACCGTCCGATTCAAGAAATATAACCCCACCTTCAATGCTAACGTCTGCGCCAAACTTTATCTTATGTTGAGATTTTCTGTCTGACGCTGTAACACCTAACCATCTAGGGACTATCTGCCCTTTTTTATATTTCATATCTTTAAGTAACCCCTTAAAAATTTATTAGATAAAGCGCCGATTACTGACGCAGAGAATATTACAAATACAGCCGCTCGAGTTAGCTCGAATGCAAAGTCAATCCAAAGTAGAGTTTCCATATTATTGATTATCATCATCCTGATCTTCTACCATTGTTTGACAATGTGTTATTTTGCTATTAATGAAAGATATTTTACCTTGCTCGCCGCCGGCCATTTTAAACCTATTCTTTGCCATTCGATAAAGCGATATAGCTAGGTTGTATAGCCCTTTTGATTCGTGACTATGCGCGCTATCTATCTGACGCCTTGCTACGGTTAAATGCTTATCTTTCATTAGGATTTACGGTTAAGTTGAGGTAATTAGACGTTACATTATGTTTATTTAATTGTCAATTTATATTATGTTTAAAAATGTTCGGGATAAGTCCTCTAGCTTTTTGCGCTGACTCTCGTTGCTTGCCCATTCGTTTAAGTAAATCTTCTTGGAGGACTTCGCCGGTTTTAATGTTAACCAGTATTGGTGATTGCGAGCAAAGGCAATTTATTGCATTACCATTAACACCGTAAAAATTCCTAACTTCTTTAGTGGTGTAAGTTAAGCCGTGACGTTTAAGGTGCCATGACCTTGTTGTGGGACTCATGGCGCTAAACCATAGCGACTTCATCACCCAATCTGAACCATCGTAAACATCGGCGTTTAACTCGTCTAATTCTGACGCTGCGGCGGTTCTGTGCGCGTTTAGTATTTCTGTTCGTACAATCCTTTTCGCTCTACGATGACTGATGCCTACACGGTTCATTACATCACCGGTTAATTCCCTAACGCCTTTGCCAAGCGCCATGCCTCGCGCAAGTGTACTTGACAGGTCAGATCGTGACGTATCGGTTAAGCCGCGCATTTCTTCAAATACTCTCGACTTAACAAGCGCAACCCTTGACTGATAACCGCGGCTAAATATAATTTGCTCAGGCTGAATAGATTTCATTGCTTGAGATAGATCAACGCCAACGGCTTCGATGGTGGCCATGTTTTTAGACGATATTAACGTATCAATCGTGCCGTTTTCGTATGCCTGATCAAGCATGGAGTTGAGCCACCACAGATCGGAGTATTGCCCTTGTCGATTACTAAGCAGCTCGTCATTTAATAATTGCTGAATAAATATATTAATACGCCGGAATTCTGCCGCATCGACTAAATATTCGTAATCATTGGTAACGATGCCGCCAGCCTGACCTTCTGGCAATACGCGCTTATCAATGCTAGCAATAAGATCACGTATCCCCTTTTGAATATTACGGTAACGTTTAAGCAATTGCTTGTTGGCATTTCTAAGATTGCCAAACTCACCAGCAGGATCAGCAGCGTTGCGCGGAATTATAGGGCCAACTATCGATTTTATTTTAGCCATGATTATACGTTCATTGGTGGCAATTCATCGTTATCCTCTGAAAACGATTCTAAGTCACCATCGGAATCCGCATCATAACCAGCAGCCTTTCTAACTTCTTCATGGCTAAACACTTGATCGCCCCGTCCAGACTCAAAGCTTTTCTTATTAACGTCCATCATTTTATTAGCCGTATCTAATTTTTCGCTTGGCGTATCTTCGTTAAGATCATCCCAAGTGATAACCACATCATTACTAGGCTGTGACAAAACGCCAACATCGATTAAATAATCTAACGTCTTCATGATGATTTCGGGGTTAATGAAATTCTCACGGCGTGACTTTGCTATCTCGTTAAATGCTGCGCGATTGCTAGAACTTGCTTGTTCGTTCATTTGTAGGCCAACAAGCTCACTGACTGGCGTTTCAATGGATGCAGAGAAAGAAGTCAAGGCAATCGTAAACGGATTAGTTGGATCGGCTAACGTGGTGTTGAGCGCGTGAACGTCCATACCATAAAGCACTAATGAGTTTTTAACGCCCTTGTCAAAGTCATCCATGTTCTGACTAAATGCCTTATAACCTTTTGAGGTCGGATCAGATATGGCATTGGCCACCTGACCATCTTTAATGCTGGTAATGATTCGCTGCTGCGCGTTCTTCTTCATCGTAATCGCAGCGCTTGCACCAATAGATTCAAGATTAATTAAGTCGTTAAATCCAGCTTCAAGCGCGGGTACGCCAAATATTGAACCATCGTCGGCACCTTCTGCATATGTAATAACTCGGCTAGGGTGTAATTGCACCTCTATATTATCAATAGGATTACGATCGCCAACCACGCCCTCACGTAAATTGAAATGTGTTGGGTTGCCATAGTTAATATCATTAATATCGCTAATGGTACTAACGTTGGTGACGTCAACCTCAGATTCGAATTTTGGCACAAGCTTCAATAACGCATCAATTCCATTAACGTTAGTTATTTCATCGCTAGATTCGCCCGGGCTTTGCTCTTTAATAATCGGCAGCATTGCAGAATAGCGCCCGACTCTCTGGCGCCAATCAACCCCGCGCAGCCTAGTAAACAATTTATGCTTAACAATAAGAACGTCTAAGTCTTTCTCAAATTGGGTTTGTGCGCGTTTACCATCGAATTCACCGTCAGTTATAATCGGGTGAGTTTGCCAGCACTTATTTACGATGCGGTGAATGCCTGCCTTTCCAATGGGGTTTTTAGTGGCCATACGCCATAGCATCGAAAAGTTTAACTCTTCGGGCCAACCAGCTTGGGCAGAAACATTATATGTTGAATTCATACTTGGGCCGCTAGGGAATCCATAGCCAGAAAATCCGCCGCCCCGACCGAATGATCTCGTACTGCCATGAGAGTTAGCGGTGATTTCGTTCCGCTTTGAATTTCTTTTGCGCTTTGCCATGAAGACCACCATATTTAGATTATGGTGGAATTATAGCATGAGGGTTAATTAGTGGTTAACTGTTGCGCGGCTATCGTTGAAACCTGCAAACCACGCACAACGCTTGCCTAGTTCGCTAACTGGATTCGGGTTTATCGACTCTCTATTTGCTAAGAATCCTTGCTCGTAGCATTTTTTGTATGGCTGAATAATTCCTATTGATGCCTGTTGGTGTCTCGTTTTTGTCGCTTGTAATCTGCCAGTGCTTAACGCTTTGCAGTTAATACATGCGCCCTCTTTGTTTCTTGATCCGCTAGTTATCGCGTACCTTACCGTGTTGCCACATTTTACACATGGCGTTCCTTCTACTTTCTCGCCTCTCATGATTTTACCTCGAATCCGATTCTAAAATCATGGTAAACGGTTCGTGTTGGAACCTTTAAGCCAAGCGGCGTGAACCATGCCACTACGCAGGGGAATTGTGGCCCTTGCTTCTTGCCTTTTTTATCAAGAAACGGCTTACCGTCTGGACGTAAAAATTTAAGACGAAACGGCATTCTTATCACGGTATCTGCATTATCAAATGCTAATCGTGAATAGCTTGTTTCTGGCGTGTCAGGAAATATCATGGCGGTTGAATTTCCTAACTTAGCCTCTGCCATTGCCTTTTCAATCCATGACGTTATATCGTCAAATGGAGGGTTGCAGAAGTTAATACCTCGCCAAGGCATTTGTAATGAGTTTTGCGATCTTTCCTCTAGGCTATAATAATATTCGCATTTCGAG